CCTGAAGGTGATTCAGTTCTGGTTTTTCCAGATTTACTGAGCCGCCTCCAGTCTTACTCTGTCTTCAGGCAGAGAGACGCCGCATTGTTGGCTGCACTCCGGGCGCGGGCCCGTGAGTGGTGCAAGCTTTCGCTCCCTGCATGGGTATGGCCGCTGGCCATACCTGGGGCGGTTGCATTGGCCACAATGACTACTGAGGCTGAAGAGTCCTCGGTTGCCTTGATCGGGGCGGTCAATCCCACTCTTCTCTCCGAGCTGGGTCGTTAGGATGGCCCGGTTGACTGTGAGGGTTTTTGTTCGGGTGTGGTTCCACCCCGACCTCAAACTGGGTCCCTGGACCTGTCACGTGTCGACTGGGCTTCCTGCAAGGAGAGTCGTAGGGCTATGAGAACGGCATGGCGAAGTGGTCACCCTGGCACGTGGGTACCACTGGTACACAGGACGTGTCCGCACAACGAAGTCGGGGCCCTATGTGCCCGAGTTCTTGCTCCTCTCCCACCTGAGGTCTTCTGTCGATTGGGTGCAGGCCCCAACTCTGCTTTCCGTAAGTTGAGGTCGATAGCCAGAAGATTCCCGGGGCATAGGTGGAGCAACCTGGAAACTGCGCAGACTTATGAAGGGAGTATGCGCAACAAATACATGGAAGCAGCTCTGTCGTTACGTGATGAGCGGGTGGGCCCTAAGGACGCCCGGCTGGAGTGCTTCCTTAAGGCGGAGAAGACGAATCCACTGGCCAAGTTCCCGAAACCTCGTATGATCTTTCCAAGATCTCCGAGGTATAACTTGGAGGTGGCTTCCCGCCTTAAGCCCTTCGAACATTGGCTGTGGGGTTATCTCACGGGCTCTCGTTTGTGGGGAGGCAACAATACCAGGGTTGTGGCTAAGGGACTGAGCTCGAGGCAGCGCGCAAACTTAATACTCAGGAAGTTTAACTGTTTTCGGGAGTGCACGGTCTTTGAGGTTGATGGAAAGGCGTTTGAGGCTCATGTGGGCCCGGCGCACTTGAGGAGCGAGCATGGAGTTTATAGGTCGGCGTATCCCCGTGACAAGGGATTGGCCCGCCTTCTCCGTGAGCAGCTGTCCCTTCGGGGCCGGTTGCCGTGTGGGGCGAGATTTGAAAGGGAAGGTGGACGAGCTAGCGGAGATTTCAATACGGGCATGGGCAACACGTTGATCATGCTGG